ACACTACACCCGTGCAAATCATTCCAGAACAACACGTTCCGGTGGTAGATACGTTCTCCCTATCGAAGATACCGATGCTGGAGAGGGCGCGGCTTGCGTGTAACACTGCAATGGTGTTGGAGAGCCTGAGTGGGGGTGCCGCCCCCGAGTACCCTAGTGAGGAAGACAAAGAGCAGGCAAGGGAAACCTTCAAGGCCTTCACGGGGGAAAAGGGTTTTAAAGCTCCCTCGATGTCGGTGATGGCAACCTACCCCAATGCGTCCCTGCAGTACTTGGACAAAATGCTGTCTGAGTATGACCACGAGCTTATCAATAGCGCCGTCCGTATCCGGGAGTATACAAAGAACAAACTATTGGTAGAGTCAGATAACCCCGATGGCAAGATTCGTATACGCGCCCTAGAACTTTTGGGGAAGATGAAAGATGTGGGGTTGTTCACTGACCGGATTGAGATCACCCACAAGACTAAAACCGACGAGGAGTTGGAGGACGAGCTTCAGAAGAAGCTGGAACGGTATATGGGGAGTGCATTGGTGGTGGATAACATCGATGAGATGGAGGACGACGATAAAGAGTCTCTGGAATCGGTTGCAAATACACCACAACCCCCCAGTATTGACGAAGCCGATGCCTTGATACGCCAATTAACCCCCCAAAGTGCGCCGATATGAACCTGCAAGCACTTAAAAACAACCTACACCGGTTGAATGCAGTGCAAAAAGCAGAGGTTTTAGACCTTATTGCCGAATTAGACCGGCGCAAGACCATCAAGACAGCAAAAATATCCCTTCTGGCGTTCATTAAGTTCATCGAACCCGATTATAAGGTGGGCGAACACCATAAACGCCTCGCCACATTACTAGAGTGCCTTGCTAATGGCACAAAAGACCGCATTTCGGTCAATATTGCCCCTCGTTTTGGTAAATCCCACCTTGTTTCGTACTATTTCCCTGCTTGGTTCCTAGGTATACACCCCGAGCAGAAGGTAATGATGGTGTCCCACACTGCCGATCTTGCGGTTGACTTTGGTAGAAAGGTGCGGAACCTGATTGCCAGTGAGAAGTATCAGGAGATATTTGGGGGTAAAGATGGGGTTGAACTTAGCCAAGACAGTAAATCCGCAGGGCGCTGGCATACTAATCATGGGGGCGAGTACTTTGCAGTCGGTGTTGGGGGTGCCATCGCGGGGCGCGGGGCAGACTTGCTACTTATTGACGACCCCCACAACGAGCAGGACATCATCAACGGCAACCTCGACGTATTTGACAAAGCCTATGAGTGGTTCACCACGGGGGCAAGAACCCGGCTGATGCCGGGGGGCCGCATTGCAATCGTCCAAACCCGCTGGGCAACCAATGATCTGACGGGTCGTGTGGTTAAAGACATGGTGATGAATGAGGGGGCCGACCAATATGAGGTAGTGGAGTTCCCCGCCATACTAGAGAAGGAAGTCACGGACGAGGAAGGGGATGTCCAGACGGTTTCAAAATCCTTATGGCCTGAGCAATGGTCACTTGAAGCGCTCCTCAAGACAAAAGCCTCAATGCCGACCTACCAATGGTCAGCCCAGTATATGCAAAACCCCACCTCGGAAGAAGGGGCAATCGTGAAGCGCGAGTGGTGGAGGGTGTGGCCCGACGAGGTTCCTCCCCGGTGTGACTTTATTATCCAGTCTTGGGACACGGCATTTGAGAAACACAACCGGGCAGACTATAGTGCGTGTACGACATGGGGGGTGTGGTGGCCTGAGAAAGACCCGCATGACAACCCCATCGGTGCGGCTAACATCATTGTGTTGGATAGCTTCAAGGATCGGATGGAGTTCCCGGAACTGAAGAAAGTGGCATTGGAGCACTACAACTCATGGAATACAGAGCGTACCCCGGTGTCATTGATTGTGGAGAAGAAAGCGTCGGGGGCACCACTGATATACGAGCTACGTGCAATGGGGATACCTGTGCAAGAGTACACTCCGAGCAAAGGACAGGATAAGATAGCGCGGTTGCATTCGGTATCGGACTTCTTCGCCTCTGGTATTGTGTGGGCACCGCAGACCCGGTGGGCCGAAGAGCTAGTCGATGAGGTTGCGGAGTTCCCTGCGGGGTCGCATGATGACTTGGTGGATGCAACAACACTGGCTTTGATGCGGTTCAGACAGGGCGGGTTCCTGCGGTTGGCGAGTGATGAGAAAGACCCCGCTAAGAAATTTAAGTCCCGACGAAACCTCGGGTACTATTAAAGGAAAAGCTATGGCGATGGATAAAGGTTTGTATCAAGCCCCACAGGGTTTGGAAGCGCTTGCCTCGACACAACCCGATATTGAGATCGAGATTGACGACCCGGAGGCAGTGAGGATCGGTGTCGGGGATATGGAGATTGAGCTAGGCGACGACTCCCAAGAGAAGGACTTTGGGGGCAACATCGCAGAGGATATAGACGAGCGTGATCTGGCAACGCTGGCAGGGGAGTTGTTGGGGGACTATGAGTCCGATATCTCTTCCCGTAAGGACTGGCTGGATACCTACGTCAACGGCCTGAAACTGTTGGGCCTGAAATACGAAGAGCGAACTGAGCCGTGGCCCGGTGCCTGTGGGGTGTTCCACCCCCTCCTGATGGAGTCTGCTGTCAAGTTCCAATCAGAGACGATCATGGAAACCTTCCCTGCAATGGGGCCAGTCAAGACCAAGATTATTGGCAAAGAAACTCCAGAGAAGAAAGAAGCGGCGGTTCGTGTTGCAGATGACATGAACTACCAACTGACTGAGGTAATGAAGGAGTACCGCCCTGAGCACGAGCGGATGCTGATCTCCATGTGTCTGTCGGGCAATGCTTTCAAGAAGATTTACTTCGACCCCTCGCTTGATCGCCCCACCGCTCCTTTCATCCCTGCTGAAGACATCGTGGTTCCTTATGGGGCAACGAGCCTTGAGTCTGCCGAGCGGGTTACACACCGGATGCGAAAGACTGAGAACGAGCTTCGTCGGCTGCAGGTCGCAGGGTTCTATCGGGATGTTGATCTTGGGGAACCCGTCAGGACGATGGATGATGTAGAGAAGCAAAAAGCCAAGGAGCAAGGGTTCAACGCGTCGGTGGATGACCGATTCCAGTTGTTGGAGATGCACGTTGACATCGACTTGGAGGGCTATGAGGATGCTGATAAAGAAGGCGACGCCACCGGGATTGCCCTACCCTATGTTGTAACCATAGACAAAGGCACTCAGACCATTCTTTCAATCCGTCGTAATTGGTTGGAAGATGACAAGCGCAAACAAAAACGCCAACACTTCGTACACTACGGATACATACCCGGCTTTGGGTTCTACTCCTTTGGCCTGATCCACTTGATCGGTGGGCACACCCAAGCGGCCACTTCGTTGCTTCGCCAGCTAGTTGATGCAGGAACGCTATCCAACCTTCCGGGGGGTTTGAAATCTCGTGGCCTTCGGATCAAAGGGGACGATACACCTATTGCACCGGGGGAGTGGCGGGACGTAGATGTGCCTTCCGGGGCTATCCGTGACAACATCTTACCCCTTCCATACAAAGAACCCAGCCAAACTTTGTCGGGGTTGATGGACAAGATTGTGATGGATGGGCAAAAGTTTGCTGCTACAGCGGATTTGAATGTGTCAGATATGTCTTCACAAGCCCCCGTGGGGACGACGTTGGCCGTTCTTGAGCGGTTGTTGAAAGTAATGTCGGCGGTGCAGGCGCGTATCCACTACACGATGAAGCAAGAGTTCCAGCTTCTTTCCAGCATCATCCGTGACAACACGCCCCACGAATACAGTTACCAACCGGAAGTAGGGGGCAGGAAAGCAAAGCAGGCAGACTACGACCAAGTTAATGTCATTCCGGTTTCCGACCCCAACGCTGCAACAATGGCGCAGAAGGTTGTGCAGTACCAAGCTGCAATGCAAATGGCGCAGGGTGCCCCGCAGTTGTACGATTTGGCCTATCTGCACCGGCAGATGTTGGAGGTCTTGGGGATCAAGAACTTCGAGAAGATTATCCCGAGTCCTGATGATATGAAACCGACTGACCCCGTGTCCGAGAACATGGCGATTATGAATGGCAAACCGGTCAAGGCCTTCATGTACCAAGATCACCAAGCCCATCTTGGGGTTCATATCGCAGCCACCCAAGACCCAAAACTTGCTCAGATTATGGGGCAGAACCCGCAAGCGCAGTCTCTTATGGCAGCAGCGCAGGCTCACATCATGGAGCACGTGGCCTTTCAATACCGCCGCGAGATTGAGCAGCAGCTTGGCGCAGCCCTGCCCCCGATGCCGGATAAAGACTCAGATATGGAGGACTTCACATTGTCTCCTGAAGTGGAAGCCCAGCTTTCCGTTCTTGTCGCACAGGCAGCGCAGCAGCTACTCCAGAAGAACAAAGGGGATATGGCCGCGCAGCAAGCCCAACAGCAGCAGCAAGACCCGCTTATCCAGATGCAGCAGCAAGAACTGAAGATCAAGCAAGCCGATGTTGACCGCAAAGCCAAGAAGGACGCGGCAGATGCAGCAGCAAAGGCTGATGAGATAAGGATAAAAGAAACAAAAATGCAGCTTGATGCGGCGGCTAAAGCTGATGAAATACGGATTAAGGAGATGTCCTCCCCGCAGGGGGATCATCAAGCGCAGACGATGCAAATGATGAGGGATCAACAGGCACACGAAGCCCAACAGCAACGTACCGCAGAACAACACGCTACGGGGCAGGGAATGTTGATGGATAAACACCGCCTTGAGCAAGCTAAAGCAGGACACAACCACGCGGAGACAATACGAATGAACCGCGAGAAACATGCCGCACAAATGGAGTTAGTTCGTGCTGCCCAACAAGCCAAACCACAAGGGGGTAATACTCCATGACCGCTTTGTACGACGCCCAGCTATATGACTACGTGACTACCAAACTCAATGAGCGGGAGAAGGAGTTGCAGGAGTTTATTGCCCAAGGGACGGTTAAAGACTTTAACGAGTACCACAGACTGTGCGGGGTCATCCAAGGCCTGACCTTCGCAAAGGAAACCATCACGGGCCTTGTACAACATATGGAGACTGAAGACGATGAGTGAAATTTTGATTGGGGAACACGGAACCCCCCTACCAGATACCGCAGAGAAGAAAGCTAAACAGATGCCGGAGCCTTCGGGTTTCCATATTCTGTGCATGGTGCCGGAGATCGAAGCAAAGTTCGATAGCGGGATTGTGAAAGCTGACTCCACAATTTATGCAGAAGAAAGACTAACGACGGTCTTGTTTGTCATGAAGCTGGGGCCGGATTGCTACAAAGACCCTGCCAGATTCCCATCTGGGGCTTGGTGCAAAGAAGGTGATTTTGTTCTGGTTCGGCCCCATTCAGGCTCACGTTTGAAAATCCACGGGCGCGAATTCCGTATTATCAACGATGATACTGTCGAGGGAGTTGTCGAAGACCCACGCGGTGTTGAAAGAGCATAGGACGAATCATGCCTGATAACTTTAAATTCCCAGACGAACAAACCCCGCCTAAAGACGAAGCGGCGGATACTACAGAAATTGAGGTAGAAATTGTCGATGATGCCCCTCCGGGGGATCAGAACCGACGCCCATTACCCAAGAACCAAGTGGAGGAATTGGAAGCAGACGACCTTGAGGCCTACGACGGCAAGGTGAAGTACCGTTTGAGCCAAATGAAGAAAGTTTGGCATGATGAACGTCGGGAAAAGGAAACCGCCATTCGGGAACGGGAAGAGGCTTTTAACTACGCCAAGGCAAAAGACACGGAGATAAGGAACCTACGTGCCAAAGTGGGGCAGGGTGAACAGATGTTTGTCACCGAGGTTACCAAGTCAGCTACCGGGGAAATTGCTGCCGCAAAGGAGAAGTTGAAGAAGGCGTATGAGGCTGGAGATTCAGACCTGATTGCTGACGCGCAGGAGGAATTGACTGACGCGAAGTTTAGGATGCGGGACATACAGTCCTTAAAACCTTCTTTACAAACGGAAAGCAATGATGTACAACAGGAACAACAGCCTAGAGTACAGGCTCCAGTCATTGATTCTAAAGCGGAATCATGGAGGACGAAGAACACGTGGTTCGGCGTAGACAAAAAGATGACTGGGTTTGCGCTAGGGTTACATCAGGAATTGGTTGAATCGGGGGTAGACCCCCGCAGTGATGACTACTACGAAAAGGTCAACACTGAGATTAAGCAGGCCTTTCCTGACAGGTTTGAAGCGGAGGACACCGGCTCGACGGATGTGCAGGATAAGTCCCCCCAACGTACTAAGGCGTCATCAGTTGTTGCTCCTGTTTCACGGACTACTTCGCCGCGACGAATCCGGCTCACAGCGTCCCAGTCAGCCCTTGTCAAACGACTTGGACTCACGCCAGAAGCTTACGTCCATGAGATGATGAAATCGGAGAATAACAATGGCTGAAAACCGTTTGGCACGTGAACTGGAATCCCGCGAGACTACTCAACGCAAAAAAGAGTGGGCACCGCCGCAGATTCTTCCTGAACCCAAGCCCATTCCGGGGTATGTGTTTCGGTGGATTCGGACGGCAATCATGGGGCAGTTTGACGCAACCAATACCTCTTCAAAACTGAGGGAAGGTTGGGAGCCTTGCAAGTCCGAGGAACATCCAGAAATGATGCTGTACGCCGATCCCACTAGCCGGTTCAAAGGCAATGTTGAGATTGGTGGACTTATGTTGTGCAAAGCACCAGAAGAGTTTGTTAAGGCCCGTGCGGATTACTTTTCCAATCAGTCCAAATCTCAGATGGATGCAGTGGACAATAACTATATGAAGGCTAATGACCCAAGGATGCCGATGTTTTCGGAGAAAAAGTCCTCCGTGTCATTTGGTCGTGGAATGAAATAACCTTTTAGGAGTTTAATTATGGCTTATCCTACAGTAGATGCACCCTACGGGTTCAAACCCGTAAATCTGCTGGGTGGTCGCGTTTACAGCGGCTCAACTCGGCAAATCCCTATTGCATCTGGACATGCGACCAATATCTTCTTTGGTGAAGTTGTTATCATGTCATCGAACGGATGCGTAACTAGCGCGGCTTTGACTGCAACTACGGTAAACATTATTGGTGTTTTCCAAGGTTGTTCTTATGTCAACACGCTTGGGCAACGTGTTTATTCCCAGTTTTATCCCGCAACAATTACAAATGCAGTTGATTCGGTAAACACAACTTACGCGTATGTCGTTGATGATCCTCAAGTGGTGATGAAAGTTGTAATGGTTTCTGGAACCACAACTGTTTCTGGGCATACTCGTGCTGATTCGGTGGGCGGAAACGCAGCAATCGTTATTAATACGGGAAGCACTATTACAGGCGATGGGAAATATGCAATTCTGTCTACTATAGACACAACCACTACGACTCCAATTCGGATTATCGACGTTGTACCTGAGACTACAAACGCTTCAGGCTCTTTCGTTGAGTATCTTGTTACTTGGAATCAAGGTGCCCATCAATACAACAGCCCAGCCGGCGTCTAAGGGAGATAAATAATGGCTATTTCACGCGCACAACTACTGAAAGAGTTGCTCCCCGGCCTTAATGCTTTGTTCGGTCTGGAGTATACGAAGTACGGCGAGGAGCACAAGGAACTCTTTGAAGTAGAGACTTCCGAGCGTTCTTTTGAAGAAGAAACCAAACTGTCCGGCTTTAGCGCTGCCCCCGTGAAGAACGAAGGTAACGCAATTGCTTATGACAACGCCCAAGAAGCTTGGACGGCCCGTTACCAGCACGAAACGATTGCTCTTGGCTTTTCGGTCACTGAAGAGGCGGTTGAAGATAACCTGTACGACTCTCTCTCAGCCCGTTATACCAAAGCACTCGCCCGTGCAATGGCTTACACCAAGCAGGTCAAGGGTGCAGCTATTATCAATACCGGTTTTACTGGTACGGGTAATCCTACCTACGGTGACGGCAAGGTCTTGTTCGCAACCGACCATCCTCTGGTGTCTGGCGGAACCAACAGCAACACTTTCAGCACCCAAGCTGACCTGAATGAAACCTCCCTTGAGGCGGCAGTAATTCAGATCGCAGGTTGGACTGATGAGCGTGGTCTGTTGATCGCAGCCAAGCCCCGGAAACTCGTTGTCCCGCCAGCCCTGATGTTCGTAGCCACCCGTTTGCTCGAAACGGAACTGCGCGTCGGTACGACGAATAACGATGTCAACGCCATCAAGTCACTGGGTTCCATCCCCGAAGGCTTCCGTGTCAATCACTTCTTCACCGACACGAACGGCTGGGTTATTGTGACCGATGTACCGAATGGACTGAAGCACTTTGTTCGGACTCCGTTGGCTAACTCAATGGATGGTGACTTTGATACCGGTAACGTAAGATATAAATCGAGGGAAAGATATTCCTTCGGAGCCTCTGACCCGCTTGGCGTATTTGGTTCGTCTGGTTCTACTTAAGAATCAGGTACTTACGACAGAAAAGGCTCCTTCGGGAGCCTTTTTTTATGGCCCACTGGAACCGGGATGTCCAGCCTTGCCAGTGTTTATAAATTCGTAATCCGTTACGAAAAGTGTTTACTTCCCCATTCATCATGGTATTATTACTCCACTTCAACCAAGGAGATTTCCATGAAATTCTATGTGTACGTGTACTTTGATCCAAGACCACTGAAAGCCAAATCGCCTGTGTATGTTGGAAAGGGAACCGCAGACCGTGATCTATCTCATTGGTCTAAGGGGTCGCACAATAAACCCCTACAAGATTTCCTGTCCCATCTGCGCGGCAGGGGGCTTACTGCCATCGTTGAGCGGGTATTTGAAACAGACAATGAGCAAGAAGCCTTTGCCAAGGAGATGCAACTAATTGAGCAGTACGGGTGCCGCTATCTGAATACAGGAACACTTTTTAACCGCACCATTGGGGGCGAGGGGCCGTCTGGGATGGTAAAAACCCCGGAGCAGAAAGCTGTGGATTCTGCAAATACTCTAAAGCACTGGGAAGACCCAGCGTATCGGGTAAAAGTAGTTGCATCACAAAAGGTAGTCCAAAGCACTCCAGAAGCTCGTTCCATTAAGTCCCAGAACTCGACAGCTACATGGCAAAAAGAAGAAATCCGTACCAAGCGTGAGATCGGGATAAAAGCCGCCAGAAGTACTGATTCTTCTCGCGCCAAGACAAGCAAACAAGCTAAAGGGCAATGGGCTGATCCCGCTTATGCTGCGATGCAGACAGCGAACAACAAAGAGATAGCTAATCGTGCAGATGTGAAGGCAGCGAAGGCTGCTGCGTTGAAAGCGAGATGGGCTGATCCCGAATTTAAACGGATGATGCTGGAAGCCCGGAAGAAACCCATTGCACATTTAAACGCCTCGGAGTAAAGTCCCCTTACGCCCAAGACTTATTACTCCTGACGACTGGCTTGGCAGACTTTGTAGAGACTTCAGGAGGATGTGCTACAACACAAAGGATTTGCTATGGCAACTTCAACATTTGACGGCCCAGTAGTATCTTTGGGCGGCTTCCAATCATACGGCCCCAACGTAATCCCAACGCAACTTACTGCAAGTGCGACGCTAACCCGTGATGCTTATGCGGGGAAACTGATCCTTGTATCCGCTGCGGCAGGACTTACGCTTACCCTCCCCACCATTGTAACTACCGCTAACACCGCAAGCAGCGGCCCCGGAAACGACCCTAATACGGCGAATAACGTCGGTTCTGTTTACACGTTCCTCTTTACTACGCCGGTAACTTCAAATGCCTACATTATTCTTTGTGGGGGTTCTGACATTATGATTGGGACAGCACAGATGGCATCCGCAAATGCGCCATTGTCGGCGGGGTTTGCAGCAATTGCCGCTAGTTCCTTTGTCAAAGTTACGATGAACGGATCAACAACCGGGGGCTTGGCTGGAACCTATATTCAAGCCATTGCGATTGCAGCTAATCGGTACTTTGTGACCGTGCTATCAAACGGTACAGGTACTTCTGCTACTCCGTTCTCGGTTTAATCTGATACAGGGGGAAACCCCTTTTTAAAGGACTCAGATTATGGCTGACGCAGTAGTAGCAAAATATCTATCCAAGGGGCCACGAAAAGCAATTGTGGCTCTTAACTGTATCTCTGATGGTACAGGTGAAACGGGGGTGATTAAGGTTGCCCTATCCAGCCTCTTGCTGGCAACGGGAGTCGCTCCAACCAAACTTGCCATTCAGGAAGTCCAGTGGTCAATCCAAGGCTTTACTACGGTAAGGTTTCTCTGGGATCACAGCACAGATGATGTCGCTGTGATTATGGCTGCGGGGAATGGCTATCGTTACTATGGGGATGTAGGAGTCCTTCCTGATCCGGGCAGTGCGGGTGGTACGGGGGATATTATCCTCACCTCTGTTGGCGCTGCTTTAAACGCCACTTACGATATTGTCCTCTCCTGCATAATGTCATGAGTATCTGGGTTCGCCGTTGGATGCTGCAAAGGTTCAATAATAGCGGGGCAGTAACTGCTCCCGCCGCGACCTCGGCAATCATTCAAGAGGGCAGTGCTTTTTACATCCTGCTTGAAGATGGCGTAAGCAAAATACTTCTGGAGTAAAGCATGGCTGATACCTCGATTTCCAATCTAACAGCAACATCCCCGGCAACGGCGGCGCATCGAATCCCGATAGCGATTACGCCGTTTGGCGCTGGTAACAACGGCTACATCACTCCGGCGCTGATTCTGAGCTACGGGACGAGTCCCATCACCGGCACCACGATCACGGCGACGACGCAATTGGTCGGTGCGAAAGTCTCTGAGAGCGTAACGGCGGGTGCAGGCTGGACTATCACCGCAGGCACCGCCGCATCTGCTGTATCTGCGCTGAATATCACACAAACCATCGGAATCAACGCAGGCAACGCTACTCTAGCAACCGCTTCGCCATTCGGTATCCAATGGACTTGGAATGATGTTAATGCGGCGACTGGCGTGAAATGGGTTGTTACCGATACGAATAGCGCTGCCACCGCATTGCCATTTCAGATATTGGGCGGGGCGGGGACAAGGAATTTATACAGTCTAGACAAACTTGGGAATATCTCACTAGGTGGCACGACAAACCCTGTCGGAATTACCGCAAGCGCTTCCGACTTGACCCTAACAGGCGCAACAAATCTGCACTTCCGAATCGGTGGTACGGCAGTATCGTTCATGGCATCCGGTAATAGTGGCGGCATTGTACATAGCGGCATTTACGCGTTTGGATTTGCTAATGGTGCGCTGACAAACGGCACAACGCACGTCCCTGACGTGACAATTTCTCGAAACGCAACCGGCATATTGAATATCGGAACAGGAAATGGAACCGGATTCGGCGGCAGAATTAAACTGACCAGCACCATTATCGCAGCAACAACGGTTGCAAATCTTAATGCGTCACCAACAATCGGTGAAATATCAGTTGTTAATGATGCGCTTGCAGTGACCGTTAAAGGGGCGACCCTTGCCGCTGGTGGGTCTGCTGTTTCTGTTGTCGTTTGGAACGGATCAAATTGGGTAGGAATTTAAGGAGAATTAAGCATGACAATCACGACAGTAAAAATCAAACCAGTAACACTTTCTCCATCCTACGTTCAACCTCCGCAGGTAGCCAACTACGCACAAGTATCTAGCGCCACGGTTATTCTAGGGCAGTCAGCGTCAGGGGGTGTAGTTCTTGGCAACATGAGCAGCGATGAGGTTCCTGTATTCCAACCACTGACTGGCAGCACTACCGTTGCCATGACTGATGAGCAGTACGCCAAGTGGGGCGAGGATGACGAATACGCAGTAGCGTGTTTTATTCTTAACATGGGATTGGAGCCAGTATGACCGAACGTGTCTCAGACGCAGAAATTGATGGTCGATTCAAAGCCCTGACGATGCAGCGCGACAATGCAATGAATCAAGTTGTATTGCTGATGGGCAATATCGCCACGCTGGAAGCAAAGATCGCTGAACTGGAAAAGAAGCCCGATGAAACTTCTGACATTACTGATATTCGCGCTGTCGCTTAGCGCCTGCCAGTCTCCGCTGCATAGCGTGAACGGCAAAGACGTTGATCCTCCGAGTGGGCATGTGTTCCGGTGCTTTACACCTCCTACGCCGACTGATCTTAAGCCGGATTGCCAGAAGCCATGAACGGAATCCGCGATTTGAAAGAGGTGAATGAAAAATACAATGAGTATCCGTACTCATCTGACCCTGCTTTCGCAGATGACTGGAGCCAACTTGACCCTGCTGCAAAGGAAGGCAATGACTGTGACAGTTACGCCGTGTCAAAACTGCTGGATTTGTGCAAGCGTAAATGGCCTATTGAAAGCCTACGGCTTGCAACTTGTAAAGTCGAAGGAACCGCTGTTGAGAATCACGCCGTACTTGTTGTCAGCTTTGAAGGCAAGGAATACGCCCTCGACAACAGGCAACGTGGATTGTGTAGTTTAAACGATCTTGACGCGGTGGGTTACACGCCAGTAAGGATTCAGAAGTCAGGTGGAAGTAAATCTTGGTCAGAATGGAAATGGGAGAAATAATGCAGAACCAGAAGGGCTTTAGTCTAGGCGGAAAAAGGTTGATGATCGGTCTTCCTGCTTACGATCATAAAGTTTCAATAAAGCTAGCGATTGCGTTGGCTAGGTTTGCCCAGAAGTGTATTGAGCATGGCATTGATATTGAAGTAAGCAGTGTATGCGGATGTTCCGTAGTATCTAGAGCTAGAAACTTAATTGCCTATGATTTTATGCAATCCAAATGCGACCATCTTCTGTTTATTGATTCAGATATTAACTTTGAACCTGATGCCATCCTTCGTTTGCTAGCTTGGAACCAAACTCGCGCTATTGTAGCTGGAGCTTATGAGGCTCGGAAACCGGGGAAAGTTTACATCCTTACGCTTGATAATGAAGATGGTTCGATCAAAATGGATGGGATGGGTTTGGTAAAAGCCAAACGGGTTGCTACTGGCTTTATGATGATCCACAGGAAAGTGTTTGTAAAGTTAAAGGAAGACCACCCGGAATGGCAACACGCCGATACCACGACAGAAGGTAAAGTCCTCCACTCATTCTTCGATTTCATGCAACGTGATGGGCAATACATGGGGGAAGATTTCTTGTTTTGCCAACGGGCAATTGAAGCAGGGTTTGATGATATTTGGATTGATCCCACGATTAAACTAGGGCATATGGGTATTACTGAGTTCCAGTCTGATTTTGGGAACGACACGCTTTACCCTATGCTACCTGTGCAGGAAAAACCAATGAGCGATGCTGCGTAATGGACTTGCTAATTGGATGTGGTTCCAACAGGGACAAGCGGATTACGACTAATAGAAACTATTGGGAAAATTTAGTTACACTCGATAACAACTTGGAGCATAAACCGGATGTAGTGCATGATTTGATGCAAATTCCGTTGCCATTTGCAGATAATAAGTTTGATGAAATTCACGCATATGAGGTACTTGAACATACTGGACAGCAAGGGGACTATAAGTTCTTCTTCAATCAGTTTTCTGATTTTTGGAGGATTCTTAAGCCAGACGGGTTGTTTTGTGGTAGTTGCCCTATGCCTAACTCTACTTGGGCTTGGGGCGATCCATCGCATACGCGGGTTATCCAGAAAGAAAACTTTGTGTTTTTGTCTCAGCCGTTCTATAAAGAAAATGTTGGGGCAACTTCAGCCAGCGACTTTAGATACATTTACAAAGCAGACTTTGACTTTGTGTTTATGGAAGAAAAAGACGACGGGTTTCGATTTGTGTTAAGAGCGATAAAACC